AGCCGGGCAATGATGTTGGATATATTGGATAGGGGCAATCGTGAGGGGTGGGGTTATTATGATTATGCAAGGTATATCAGTGAAACGGTGCCGGGGTTAAATCAAAATAGGGCCGATATGATAGCCAGAACGGAAGTTGGGCGGGCGATTCATGCCGGTACTTTTGTAGGTGCTGATAGGTCACCATTTCAAAAGCAGAAAATGTGGGTGGCTGCAAAAGATAACAGAACAAGGGGCAATCCATTTGAAGGGCAAAAGGATAAAGCCGATCATTGGAATATGGATGGACAGACTGTTGACTTTAATGATAAGTTTGTTGATAGCAGATCGGGTAGTGAGTTAGACCATCCGCATGATCCGCAGGCGAAGGCCGTGGATGTTATACGTTGCAGATGTACATTTGCGGTTATAAATAAGCGTGATAAAAACGGCAATCTAATAAGAAAGAATAATATAGTTGACGCATTTAGATTATAAATATATTTTACTATTTGAATTTTGTTAATATGCCAAGTCCGAGAGCAAACGAAAATAGGGATCAGTTTTTAGAGCGGTGCATGGGTGATAGCGAAATGGTTGGTGAGTTTGGTGAAAATGATCAGAGATATGCAGTTTGTGTATCGTATTGGCAAAATAAGAAAGCAATGAATACTATTCAGCATAAGGTTTACGATTTAAAGGCATTGGATGTTGATACATCTAATAGAAGCGTAAAGGTGGCCATTGCTGAAATGGAATCTATTGACCGGGATGGAGATGTATTTGACAAGTCTGCATTTGATAAGACAATAACAGAGCGCGGACCATTAGGATCGAATGAGATTTGGCATCTAATAAACCATGAACGTAAACTGGAAAGCAGTTTAGGTAAGTTTCAAAAGTTATATAAGGAAGGCAAATATATCGTAGGTGAAAATAATTACCGGGATATGTTCCTTTGGAAAGAGGTTGCATGGCCTTTATATGAGCGTGGTGACATTACCCAGCATTCAGTTGGATTTACCGTACTTAATCAACAAAAGGGCGTAGATCACAATGTAATTACACAGGTTGCATTATGGGAAGGTAGCGCGGTACTGTGGGGTGCAAATCCAAATACACCTACCTTTGAGGTGGTTAAATCCTTTTTAGATCAGAAGAAAGAAACGGCCATCGATTATATGGCATGGGTTATTAAGAAGCTTAAAGAAGGTAAATACACCGGTGAAAACGAATCATTATTAGTAAACGAATTGCAGGAAGTATCAGCATTATTTTTGCCGCAGGAAACTGCACAAAAGACAGAAGAGCCGCAGGAAACTGCACTTGATGTAAGCAAGCTGAGAAAGGCAATAGACATACAATTATTAAAATTTATAAAGTAAAATACAAATGGCAAACGAAATCCTCGATGCCCTGAATCCCTTAGTGGATGGCATCAAATCTGAAATCAAGGCTATCGATACAAAATTAGCCTCTGACATCGCGCAACTGAATGAAGATGCGCAAAAGAAAAACGAGACAATTGGCGAACTTAGCAACAAAGTAAAAGAATTTGCTGCTGCTGCTAACCGTCTCAAATCCGGCGTTGAAGATAGCGCAAAAAGAGACTGGTCAAATAGCGACAGATTTAAATCTGCTATTGTTGACATCGTTGCTGAAAACTTTGAGAAGATCAAATCTGAAACTCCTTTCACTGCAACAAAGGATGTAAAGGATATGAGCTTAACAAGTAACCTGACAGGTACTTCTCAAATCAGCTATGTACCTAACGCTATCATGCGTTCTTTCTTCAACCCGCATTTGTATGATGTTTTCCGCATCATCCCGACTGCTACCGGTAACGTAACTTTCCCTCGCGCTTCCGATACAGTTAGCGAAGGATCATTTGGCGCACAGACAGAAGCTAACAGCAAGGCTCAAATCGACTATAACATTACAATGGTAAATGTTGCAGTTCCTTTCATCGCTGGCTTCTCTAAAGTTAGCCGTCAGATGCTGCAAGATCTTCCTTTCTTACAAGCTTACCTTTCTCAGTCACTTGTTGAAGATTGGAACAGAGCGGTTAACACACGTTTCCTGAATACAATCGCTTCCGGATCGACTGCCCTTTCATCTTCTGCTACCGTTAACGCTGAGAAAATGATTGATGGTGTTGCACAACATGGCGCACTTGGTTTAGGTCAGCCTAACCTGATCCTGACCACTCATGCTTCATGGGCAACTTTGATGAAAACTAAACCCGGCGATTACAGCATTCCAGGCGGTGTAACTATCGGAGCAAACGGCGAAACTCGTATCGTTGGCGTACCTGTTGTTCCTCATTCTCAAGTTACTGGATCTCGTTTCTATGTCTTAAATACTGATGCTTTCGGTATCGCTCAGGCTTCTGCTCTAAGCGTTCGTAGCACTGAATTTGATGACAAAGACTTCCAGAAGAACTTGATCACTTATCGCGCTGAAGCTCGTATCGAGCTGTTGAGCTTCCAGCCGAAAGCTGCCGTTTACGGAACTACCGGAACTGCTTAATTTGGTTTGTTTTGGTTGTGAATAAAGCAAGGCCCTCATTTTTGGGGGCCTTTTTGTATATTTATGGCATGAAAGCAATTTGTTTAAATTTAGATAGCCGGCCCGATCGATGGCAGCTGGCTCAAAAGGAATTTAAAGAACAAGGCTTAAATGTAGAAAGGTTTGCAGCCATAACAAATGTAGATAGGTTTTTGTCTTTTAATTTATCGCAGCAGGCTATACTACAAAGCATTACTGAAAATACAATGGTATTTGAAGATGACGTAAAATTTGTAAATGACAAATTAAGCGATGTATTAACTACTGCACCAAAGGACTGGCATATATTGTATTTATCAGGCCATACATTGCAGCCGTTAAAACACAAACAATATCATTGGTGGCGGTGCAAACATACTCATACAACGCATTCTGTTATTTATACGCCATTCGCTGCTAAATATATTTTAAGTAAATACGATCCTTATAAGAGTGGCATATATGATGATTTTCTATTAAGGAAGGTGCAGCCTGTTTTAAATTGCTATATTTGTAAGCCATTTATTACTACGCAGCGGCCGGGATTTAGTGACCTTTGGCAAACAGAAACGGACTACGGCATTTTGCATACTCAAAGTAAACTTTTATGAGAAAACTGCATATTACGTTTAGCAATAATGAAATGACGAAGGCAGCCATATTATGCCGTGATAGTGCAATAAAGCATGGTGTGCATCATTCTATAATGTTTAATGAAAAATGTTATGATCCTATATTTTACAGCCTAAATAAACATATTTTAGAGCAGGCAAGGGGTGCGGGTTATTGGTTATGGAAGCCGTACATCATTTATAATAATTTATGCAGATTAAATGAAGGGGATATATTGATTTATACGGATGCTGGTGTTGAAATAGTAAATAACCTGAATCATATTATTGACCGGATGGATAGCGATGTATTTTTATTTGGTAATAATTACAGGCATCTGGACTGGTGTAAAATGGATGTGATGAATGCCATATATCCTGAATGGGGCAGGACTTTTGATCGGGAAAGCAGGCAAATACAGGCGTCTGCTATATTTATTCGCAATACGGAGGCGGCGCGTTTATTTATTGGTAAATGGCTTAAATATTGCCAGTTGGATGGCTTTATTGATGATTCACCAAGTTTGGTTTATAATTACCCATCATTTCAGGAGCATCGGCATGATCAGGCTATTTTAACGTGCCTTGCTTATTATCATAATATAAAGCTTCATTATTGGCCGGCGCAATATAACGGCGGGCAATTTGTATATGATAAGCATCCGCAATTTTCACAAGACAATTATCCTATAATATTTCATCACTTCCGCAAACGAAACAACGAATGGTAACTTCATTAAGTATAGGCACCGGCGGATTAGGTAGGTTTGGCAATCAAATGTGGACTATTGCAGGGTGTATTGGTATTGCAAGGGCAAATGGGATGGACTTTGCCTTCCCTAAATGGATTAATCATGATAATGCCTTATTTGGGGGCAATAGAGACGATTTTAGCAAGTATTTTGTAAATCCATTGCCATTATTACCTGATGGCCGGCATTGGCAGAATTACGGTTATTTTTGGGGTTTTAAATTGGTTAAATTGCCTAAAGGTGACTGGTCAATAGATGCCCATCTGCAAAGTCCTATGTTTTTTGAGCATTGCATTGAAGAGGTCAGGCATTATTTTACTATGAAAAATGAAGGTGAGCAAAATGATTTTTGCGCCATTCATGTCAGGGCCGGTGATTATATCGACGATCCTAATGCTTACCATCCAAGATGCAGCAAAGAGTATTATCAGCAGGCTATCAGCATGATGCCATCAGGAACTAAATACTTGATATTTAGTGATGACATTGAATTTGCAAAAGAGCGTGTAGGTGTAAAGGGAACATATTTAAGTGGTCATTATTTGAGTGATTTTAAATTAATGAAACGGTGCAAACATTTTATAATAGCAAATAGCAGTTTTTCGGCAATGGCAGCATTATTAGCGGATCATCCTGAAAAGATAGTTATTGCACCAAAAGCATGGTTTGGCCCGCACGTTGACATATCGGCAAAAGATATTTATCATCATAAATGGCTTGTTATATGAACATACTTTGGTCAATCCATCTTTATTTTCCCAAACATGGCAGCGGAGCAGAAGCAATGGCCCGCAATATAAACAGGTATTTAAAGGCGCAAGGCCATGACATTAAAATATTGCTACATCAGGCAAATCAGTATAAAATAACTGAAATGTACGAATATGAAGGTGTGGATGTGTTTCCTCCTGATGACTATATTATAGATCGGTTATTTACATGGGCCGATGTAGTTATTAGCCATTTGGATTATAACAAATGGACATCGCACCAATGTGCTAAGTATGGCAAAAAGTTTGTGCATATTGTACATAATGATATACATTATTCATCCGTTGCAGATAGTCCAGTACCTGTTCATGTGGTCTACAATTCTAAATGGTGTGCTGAAAAGCTAAACTATAATCATAAGTCGATCATCTTCCCGCCGCCGTTAAATGAATGGGTAAAGGTTGAGCCGACAAAAAGGGAGTATATTACTCTTATTAACCTGAATCAAAATAAGGGTGCGCGCTATTTTTATAGCCTTGCTAAAAAACTACCTAAATACAAGTTTTTAGGGGTGAAAGGCAGTTATGATAATCAATATGTTGAGAACGTGCCTAATGTAAAAGTTATACCAAACACCCCTGACATCCGTGAGGTTTACAAGGTTACAAAAATATTATTAGTGCCTTCGCATTATGAAAGCTGGGGAATGGCAGCGGCCGAAGGTATGGCAAACGGAATCCCGGTTATTTATAACCCTACACCTGGACTTATTGAGAATGTAGGGGATGCTGGCATTTGCATGAAACGGGAGCAGACTCAGGAATGGGCAAAGCAGATCACAAAGCTGATGACGGATGACGCATATTACCAAGAATGGGTAACTAAATCATTAAAAAGGGCAACGGAGCAAACACCGGATTGGAAGGCATTGGAGCGGTTTATTTGCGAATAAAAAACCCGGCAAATAAAAATAAGCCGGGAAACCTAAAAACATGCTTGCTTATGAAACTTCGACAAAGTTATATTTTTTAGTTGACAAATGAAAAGATAAACGCGTCAACAACGTACTAATTTTGATAAGATGAATAATATCTACGAAATAAAGGTTACAGACGGATCAGAGCCTATAAGCCTCGAAACGGCAAAAGACTGGTTAAGGGTTACAACTGAAGATGATGATACTATTATAACTGACTTGATTAAGGTTGCAAGGCAGCGGATCGAGGCATATAGTCTTAAGTCTATGGTTAGTAAATCTATTGTTTTAACCGGTTATATTGAAACATCATTTAATATGCCTTATGCTCCAGTTTCTGCAATATCGGCCGTCAAAGCATTGCAGGGGCAAATAGTGGATACAGGGGCAAACGACTGGGAAACATTGGATGCTGACGAATATCAGGTTATAGGATACAACGAGAAGCAATTTAGGCCGCAATTTAGCGGTGTTTATGAAATTACCTACACAAGTACTGCAAGTACGGATATTCGCCTAAAAACGGACTTAAAGCGCGTTTTATTGTGGTTGTACGAAAATAGGGGTGATGATACTGATGAGATGCCGGCCGAGTTAATGAGCAATGCCAAAACATTAAAGGATTTGACATGGGTATAGGAGCAGCCAGAAAGGTGAAAATAGTTGTGGTGGGGCAAACGGAAGGCGTTGATGGTCCGGATGTAACTGCTGATGAAGTAGCGAATCTTTGGGCGCAAATCAATACAATTACCCAAAACAGGGGATTTGATGCCGGCAAAGCTAATTATAAGACAAGTTATGAGTTTTTGATTCGGTATGATTCAGCGGTAAGCATTACAATCCGCTGCATGATAGAATATAGCAATAGGTTTTATTCCATACAAAGTATAGAAAGGGTTGATCGGGTAAGGGCAGAAAATAAGTTTGCCAGTCAATTATTGAACAATCCGGAGGGGAAATATTGGCGAATTGTGGCTACATCACAAGACATTGCATAATGGCAACATTAAAGTTTGATATTAAAGGGTTTAGCGAATTACAGGCAAAGATAAAGGCATTGCCTAAAGAATTGCAGGAAGAGGTTGTGGGAGAAATACAAGCGTGGGGTTACGAAGTTAATGCAGAACAAATAACTTTAATTGGTCAGCAAAAAATACAAGATCAAGGTGCATTACAACAGAATACAAAAGCTAATAAATTACCGGATGGCATTGATTTAATTAGCAATGTATATTATGCTCCTTACATTGAATTTGGGACAGGGCCAAAAGTAAAAGTACCTGCTGAATTGAATAATTATGCCAGTCAGTTTAGAGGCAAAAAAAGAGGTGATTTTAGGACATTTGTAAAGGCAATGGAAGCATGGTTAAGACGCAAAAAAGGCAATCCTAAACTGGCATTTATTGCCGCTTTAAATATAATTAGAAATGGTCAGGAGGCGCGGCCATATTTTTTCCCTCCTTACTTAAGAAAGCGTAAAGATTTGATTAACCGGCTAAATGTAGTCATTGGTAAAGCATTATGAAA